TGGGAGGGGGTGACCCCTCCCAATGGCCTTTGCCAGCTTAACTTCAAAACATAAAGCAATGACCTACGTGAAAATTGACGTCCTCAAACCAGGAGATAATAAAGGTACCGGTGGGGACAAGAAAGATAAAATCATCATCATTGATGTCGACGATATTGCAACAATGCCTGCAAGGGATGGAAGTGGAATAGTCATTTCCGGAAACATTGTTATGAATCCCGGTACTTATATGACCAAAATTTATGGGACACAAAGTTCGATAAAGGCCGGCGCTGACAGTACTGGTGATCCCGATGCCAAGGGCATTGAACAATCGGTGGATTTTGAACACCCGGGAGATTCATCCGAAATCAGGGAGTTTCGGACGAATTGGATGAACAAGAATGTCATGATCATTATTGAACGGTGCAGCACCAGTAAAAAAAATCTTTATGGCACGCCATGTTCACCCCTGCAAATGGTATTCAAGGCCGAAGATGACAAGGATAAGAACAAAACAACGTTTACATTCAAGTCAACTCAAAAAGGACCCGATGTTGCAGATTATGAAGGAACCTTAACACTTAGCGCAGTTGTAGCTACGATTGCTGCAGATGCAGCTACCATTAACCTGGCGCCAGGCCCTGGACGTTACCAGCTTACAGATGGCACTGTATCTGCCGTAACTATTACAACCTGTACCAATGCCGTAGAAGGTATGTCAGTAACCCTGATTGGATCAGGTGGTACCCATCCGTCAACCATTATCGGAACAGACTTCCTTCTTGAAAACGGAACAGCCTGGAACGCGATCTCTGGGGCTGAGATCACTTTCAAAGCCTTCAAGAGTGGTGTGGCCGCATGGAAATTCATCGAATTGAGCCGCAAATAGCGGATGCTTCCTCCAGGAATTATTCCTGACTTGATTGTGTATATGTGTGATTAACCCGGTGCCTTATAGTGCACCGGGTTTATTATGTCCTTTTCTGTTTAAGTGGTTGATTTTATGTTTGCGCTCTATTCAAACTCATGATCATGAAAACAGAAATTTCAAATTATTTCAAAAATGACCGTAGCCACGCCGCCGGTGTACAGCTGGTGATGAAACACAGCAACCGATTGGCATTGAAAAAACAGGTCAATATCCACCCCGAAAGCGATTATATGACCGGAGTGATCCACCAGGAACTGGGAGAACTTGCCGGGATGTCCACAAAAGAACTAAGGGATTTATTGAAAACGCCAATCGTTAAAATTCCGGTAAGTGAACAGTCCCCCGGTGACCCACCGGTTGCCTCAGTTATAATCCCGGCCGTGATCGGCCATTCCAGAAAAGTTCCTGCAGAGAAGAAACCTGATGCAGGAAAAAAAGCGAGCCTCAAAAAGTAGCCTTAAACTCAGTACCGGCCTTTAGAATCCGGGAAGAATTCCCCTTTTTGAGGCAAAGCGATTGCCCCGCTGAGTTGAAGATCCTCGTTGCAGACATGCTTACTGCCTATGATAATTATAAGCAGGGACACGCTGCTTTATTTTCTGCCAGAACACATCAGCAAATTCATCAGGCCGCGAGAGATACTGTTGAAAATTACCTGGATAACCGTCTGATCTGGAAAGAACTTAACCATTACAAGGAAAAGGGGATAATACTTGGAGAACATAAGATCTTCTCCTGGTTAAAAAGAATCGATCAAATTCGCGAAATGAAGACCGGGGATCTGGTTAATCTTAAGATCAGATTGGATAACAACATAAAAAAAGTCAAAGGAAAATTACGTAGGCAACCATCTCACGCTGAAACCTTAAACCGGAATGAAAATTTAAAAACAATGGATCAGGAAATATCTGAAGTCAATCGTTTACTTAACTTATAAGTGAAAAAATATTTCAATATCGGTGATATGGAGGATCCGGATGAGGATCAGCAAAAAGCTGAAAAATCCGGGATCCTGATTGAGCGTTTCCTCCAGCTGCACGAAGCGCGTATCGAAAGTATTAAGGATTTGGCCGGCAGGATCCCGCTTGATGGTGAGATATTCTTCCTGTGGACCGTCAATTCATTTAATGCATTCACCTTTATTCCATTCATCATCAAAGAATGTGGGACAATCCAGGAACTTTTATTGTCAACCTATTCCATTAATATCCGGATCATCGATGCGCTGGTGAGGCTGATCGATAAAGGCCTGATAAAATCCGTCGATATCTTTATCAGTGATTCCATCCGGAGCCGTTTGCCAAAAGTCTATGATCACCTTATGGCTTTTGTTGAAACAAAACCTGTTCGGGTCATATATTCCTGGAATCATTCCAAAATTGCCCTAATCAGGGCAGGAGATAATTATTTTGATGTTGAAGGATCCGGCAACTGGGGAGAGAATGCCCAGCATGAACAGTATGTATTTCTCAATAACAGGAATGTCTTTGAATTCCGTAAAAACGAAATCCTTAATGGAATTAACACCGGCACAGTTTAAAGAAATTGAACAGCTCGCAGCGGTAAATTATAGCGTTAAACAAATCGCTATGTACCTCGATGTTGATTTGAAAGCATTTCAAAAGGAATTCAGCAATCCTGATTCAAAGATCCGTTATCATTACGACCGTGGTCTGCTGGTCACCCAGGCAGAGATTGACAAGGCCAATCTAAAACGTGCCAGGGATGGCAACCTAACTTCCATTCAGCAATGGAAAAAGGATGCAAATCACCAGAAACTTGAAAACCTCAAGAAAAAAGTATTCCTGGAAGAAGAGCAAAGCGAGTACGACCAGCTGCAGGGACTGATAGAGCGGGGAGAGACAAAGAACTTACCTGCCAGGATAGTTCAGTTCTATGAACAGGTTGATTTTATCCGCTGCCTGCATAATAAGTATGAGAATAAGAATTATGTTGTTAACGCTGTCATCCTCCAGTGGCCTAAATTATCGAAACACCAGGCCATACAGCTATACTATGAAACGTTAAACTTTTTTAATCTGGATAATCCGGTTAAAGTCGAAGCCTGGGCTAATATATATGCAGACCGGATGGACCAGATGGCCATGATCTGCTATGAGATGGGCGATATGGAAACCTGGCGACGGATGACCATGGATGCCGCCAAACTGCGCGGGGTGGGAAAAGATAAACCTAATCAGATCCCGGATGAACTTCTGGACCGTAGACCTGTTTTCCAGACCATTCGCATTGAAGATTTGGGATTGCAAAAGGCAAACAGAAAGGAACTGGCAGCCTTTATTGATAATCTCGATATCACCGAAAAGCAAAAATCAAAGGTTAAACGTGAGGCCATGATCGAAGATGTACCATTTGAAATAATGGAAAATGACGAAGATTAAAATTACCTCTCAAGATGCTGATATCCGGTATTCAAATTGGATATCTACCCTCATTGATCTTATCAAGCCGGCAAATCTGTACCTGTATGGCGGCCGTGGTACCGCTAAAAGTACAGATATCCTTGCTAAAAGGACCATCGACATCATTTATGATATGCCCAGGGCAAGTTTCGCTTTTGTATCCGATACTTATGTGAACCTGATGACCAACATTATTCCGGCAATAATGCTAGGTTGGGAAGGAAGAATGAATTTTCTTGAAAATTATCATTTTGTTGCCGATATTCCACCTCCTGATCACTGGCCTAAGCCAATGATTAAGACATTTTCTTTTAAACATACTATTTCGACATTCAATGGATGTAAGTTTTTTCTTACATCTCTGGACAGGCCATCCTCGAATGCCGGGATTTCTGTCGTACATCATTTTGGTGACGAAGCAAAATATCTTCAGTGGGATAAACTGAGCAAGCTTTTTCCTACCCTGCGTGGAGATTATGCGCTCTATGGTCATTCCCATTATTTTATGGGACAAACCTTCTGTAGCGACATGGCCGATCCCAGTGTGGGAGAAAATGATTGGATGCTCCGGATGGAAAAAAATATGGACAAAGATCAGATCCTGCGGATCATCCAGTCGGCCATTATCCTTAATGAGATCAACCTGGAGCTTTACCAGGCTCAACAAAAAAATGAAGATGAAAAGCGCATTGAAAATATCATGAAAAATCAAGGCAGATGGATTGAACGTATACGTAAGATTCGCCAGGATAGTACCTTTTTTTTCATTGTAAGTTCATTCGCGAATGCGGATATCCTTACACTCAAATATTTTCAAAATCTTTTAGCATCATTGACATTTGAAGAATTTAAAACTTCAGTATTGTCCATTAGAAAAAGCCTAGAGAAAGGCGCCCGTTTTTATGGCGCCCTTGCAGATAAGCACTTTTATGGTGATGGATACAACTATGATTATTACGATAAGTTCGGCATACGTGACAATGTTTCCCAGACATCAGCAGGACTTAAGTATATCCAATCTGACAAGATCCTTGAAGCAGGTTATGATGCAGGCAATATGATGAGTCTTGTTATTGGCCAGGAACAGGGCAATACCTATCGCGTGTTAAAGAACATGTATACATTGACACCCGATTGGATTCGGGAATTGGGCGATAAGTTCATAACCTTTTTTGAACCACATAAACGAAAGATACTTCATCTGTACCATGACAGATCAACTAATCAATATCGCAAGGGTGGGCGAGACTTTGCAACACAACTCAAGCATGATATAGAATACAACAAATCAGGCATGCGTACTGGTTGGATTGTACAGTTGATGAGCATCGGGCAGGGGAGCA